GGGTTACTTAAGGAGATAGTCATGAGTTGTGGAGCCCTAATGGGCCTCCCGACTTCATGGCTTTTCCTGAACCTCTACACCAAAATGGCGTTGGACATAGCAAAGCTATTATCTGACACACATGATGGTAGTAAGTCTCCAGCCGAGGAGAACCTTTTGGAACTCCTCGACTGCTCAAGACCCTGGGTTTCACATCGTTCGTGCCATGCCAGAATCTGCGGGGACGATGTCCTCGCAATCCTGAAATGGTTGGAAGATTCCCTTTATAAGGTGATTCTTACCGACTGGTTGAACGCGAAGCTTTCCATTGGGGTTGACTCATTGAGTCAGACCCATGGGGTCTTCTGTGAATCCCTTATAGTTTTCGACCTTCAACGCCATAGCGCCAATTGGGTCGACATCTATAGGGTCAAGTCTTTCGTGGGTCCCGAGGACCGATTGCCGGGGAATAAAGATATTCCAGCAATCTGGAACAGGGGGACCGCCGCTACCGCAGCTCTGTCCTGGGCCAACCCTTCCATTAGGAATGAGCTGGCAACATGGACGAATTGGAACTGCGACTTTTTCACTAGGGTTTTAACATCTTCAAACCTCCAAGTGTTTCTCCCTAGAGCCTTGGGTGGTTATGAGATGCCTCACCCGACCAAAGAACCTTGGAAATCTCTCTCCTCTAAGATGAGGAGGATGGTTTCGATAGTTCTCAGAGACGACCAATCTCTCAAAGGTGCGAGCCAGAGCTGGAAGCTCGGTTCCATCTGGAAGATTGACCGGACATCAGATCTCACGGTAGCCGTTGAAAAGGCTATCGAAGAGATTGAGGAAAGCTGTTCAGGCAGTGCGGTATCGCTGAACAAGATGGCAATGAACCTTGGATTACTTTCTCCAGGGGAGTCCGCTCCATATTTGGATTTCGGATTCCTCGGGGAAGTAACGAAGGCCGCAGCAAAGGAAGGTTACCTTCCCTACAGGTCATGGATCGATAAGGTCGAGAATCTTATCACTAATTCCATTAAATGGAATTATGATTTGAGACGGACCATCGCGATCCCATCCTATAGGGGTATGGGAAGGGCGTTCGAGAAAATCTCCAAGGAGATACTCGACTCCGACCATAACAAGTACAAGCCTTTGACTGGCGATTATTCAGACTGGCTCCAAAGAACCAGGTGGAAACGCCATTCCTGCTTCATGCCAAATTGGACAGTTCCCGAACATCTAGCTCCGAGAAAAGTCTTTGACTTTTCCGAGGCTGATGCTGACGAGGTATACACTACATCTAGGAAAGATGAGAGTACTCTACAAGAGGACTCCCCCTCTCTCCCAGAGGAAGATGAGAGTGTTCTATAAAGAAAA